GAATACAACGCCGCCGGGGTTGTGGATGTCAGTCCCCACTCTCGGGGACGCTGGCGCATCTTCGAGCCGCCGAGGGCAGGATTCCGCTACGTCATAGGCGGTGACTCGTCCGGTGGGTCGCAAGCGGGCGACTACGCGACGTGTCAGGTGCTCAAACTGGTCGGCGACAAGCATTTGGAGCAGGTCGCCACGTTTCAGGCGAAATGCGAGCCGGTGGAGCTTGCCATCGAGATGAAGAAGGCGGGTCATTGGTACAACGACGCCTATCTCGTCCCCGAGGCGAACAACACCGGTCAGGTGCTCGTTGACCACCTCAAAGTCGATTACGTGAACGTCTACGTCAGGCGGGCACGCATCGACAAGGCGTATTTCAACAAGCCGCTCGATATGCTCGGCTTCTGGACCGACAAATCCACGAAACCGCGCCTCATCGCCAATCTCGCCGAGAAAATGGCGAAATCCGAGCTGTTCCTGAACGATTCCGCGACCGTCGAAGAGCTTGGTCACTACGAAATCAAGGACGACGGCGTGGCGACCGGTGCTCCGAAGGGCATGAACGACGACCTCGTCATGGCTCTCGCGCTCGCTATCGAGGGGGCAATCGAGATGACCTCGTTCTTCGTCTCCGCCGAAGTGCGGACCCTGATGACATGGGAGGAATGAGATGACCAAATTGCCCCTCATCGAGCTTGTCGCCACGTGCTACCGCGAGGGGAGCAAGTTCCAAGTCGAGGACACCAAAATCCTCAACCCGTTCGACGGCAGCGACCTCGAATCGACGTGGTACTACTGCGACCGCTTCTATCGCGGTTTCCAGTACGACCTCTCGGGGAAGATGGCGGGCTGGGCGTCACGCCCGGTCAAGAACATCGCCAAGATAGGCGTCGAGACCTACACGACGCTGCTGACCGACTCGCGACCTACCTTCACCGTCATCCCTCGCGAACCCAACGATGAGGATTTGGCGGACATCGTCGAGGCGGTCGTCAATTACTGGTACGACATCGAGGCGTTCGAGGCGACCGTCGCGCTCGCGGTGAAGGCAAGCCGCATCTACGGCATCGGGTGGTTCTACACCTACTACGACGAAGAGATGAAGCGACCGCGAGTGCGGTTCATCCATCCCGAGAACATCTTCGTGGACCCCGACTGCACCGTGGACGACTTCAACCCGACCTACATCGTGTACTCCTACCGGGCACAGGTCGGAGACCTGTTCGCCAACAAGGACTACACCATCGACAAGTCCACGTTCGACCCCGACTGGAACATCGGGATGCCGTACGGGGACGAGGCACTCTACGCCCGCAAGTACGACAACACCAACCCCGCCACGAGCTGTCAGGTCTACGAGCTGTGGTATCGAGACCCCACGCGCATCGAGTGGGAGGCGGAGGTCAATTCCGACGAGGTCGCCGTGGGCACCAAGCCCAAGTACAAGGGCGGTCGCCGCATCATCGTCGCCGGTGGGCAGGTCATCAACGACGACAAGAACCCCAACGCCCACGGGCAGATGCCGTTCACGCCCATCCACGCCTATCCCGAGCCGGGACGGTTCTACGGGCGCGGCGACATCCACGACCTCATCAACATCCAAGTCATGCGCAACCGGATGAGCCAGTTCATCTTCGACGCCACGGTGAGAAGCGGCGGCGGCTACGTGCTGGTGGGTCAGGGCAGCGGCATCGACTCGGACAAGGTCAACAACGCGCCGATTCAGATTCTCCCGTGCCGCGACGTGAACCAGTTCAGGGTCGAACGTGCCCCCACGCCGTCGCGCCACGTGTTCGACTACATCGGGATGCTCGACACCGATGCGATGGACGTCATGGCAATCCACGACATCACGCAGGGCAAGCAGGGGCAGGGCAACCCCGCAACGGCACAGGAAATCGCCATCATCTCCGAGTCCGACCGCACCCGCGTCCGCATGGCTTCGCGCTGGCTCACGTGGGCGATAAAGCGGGTCGGACATCAGGTGCTCGCGCTCATGGCGCAGTATCCCGACTTCGAGTGGATGGTCACCGTCGCGGGGATGCAGCCGGTTCCGGGCGACCCGGAGACCGAAGAGATGGTCACGAGTCAGGTGCCGTTCGAGGGTCGCATGATTGCCAAGCGGGAGAACGGCAGTTTCACCAAGGAAATGATTGACATGGACCTCATCGTCGCCGACACGTCCATGCTTCCCGCCACACAGCAGGAGAAGATGCAGAACCTCGAAATGTGGATTGGGATGGGCTTGGTGACCCCCGAGGACGCCCTGAAGTACAACCTGACCAACATCCCGCCGCAGATTGCCGACCAAATCCTCGCCGACCGCGAGGCGCAGATGGCGGCACAGGCGGAGATGCCCACCGACGAGAACGGCAACCCGCTGCCACCCGAGCAAGCTGGCGGTCAAATCACGCCCGATATGCTCAACGCGGCTCTGCAAGCACCGCCCCCGGCACCGACCGGCGGCGAGGCACCACCGATGCCGCCCGAGCTGATGATGCAGGGCGGGTCTCCGGACGAGATGATGGAAGGCGCGATGTCGGGGATGCCGACCGACTTCTCGGGCATGAGTCCCGAGGACATCTTGGAGATGGTCGAAGCCGTAGCCCAGACGAACGGGATGGCACCCGAAGAGGTGCTCTCGGCGATGGGGCTGGCAGGAGCAGGGGGTCAGGTGTAGATGCCGTATTCCGACAATCCGCCCGCGATGGTCGTCCCCGACGAGTTCGAGTGGAGGGCTGTCGCCCGCGTGGAGTTCTACCCGCAGATGGAAGAGATGGCACAGCAGCTCCAGCTCTGCCCGTACTTCATCGCCACCGACGACATCGACGACCAAGCCGCGATGGTGCTCGACGTGAAGCGTCGCGCCAAGGCGTGCGCGAACCGCAATCCGATGGGCGACCGGCTGCACAATTGGTGCTACCGGTGCGTCGCCGGTCTGATGAACGTCAAGCTCCACATCTACGACGCGGAGGCAGACCGTGACCGAGCACTCCGAGTCTGACCAACCCAATTGCATCGAGAACATATGGAGGTGCCGCGCTTCGTGTTGCCGCCACCTGTTCTTCCAAATCGAACCCGACGACTTCAGCGAGTGGTATTGGGCTTTCGACGTGCCCGAGATAACACGCGACGACGCCGACTACCTCATCCTTCACGGAGCCAAGGTCTTGCTCGACTTGGTCTTGGTCCGCAAGAACGACGTCAAGAAGGTTGATGGCGGCTATGAGGTCGATTCCATCTGTAAGGCGTTGATGGACGACTTCACCTGCAATCTCCATCCCGACCGCAAGCCGGTCGTTTGCAAGGAGCTGACAGCCGAGAACGTGGGGCTTTACCACCTCACCGACGGCTGTGTGCTTGGCGAGAGCGGGAATTCGTCCCCCCGCTTCTAGCCCCCATACCTCATTCGCCCACACGCGGGGACAGCGACCGTAACACGCGCATTTCGCGGCTATGGCGGTCGCCCAGCCCACGCGGTTCGAGCGAAAGGAGCAATCATGTCGGACGAGCAAGTAGAGGTGCCGCAAGAGGAAGTAGAAGAGCCGAGCGTGCTAGGAAGGGAGACCGTCACCGCAGACTACGCGGAATTCGCCGAGCAAGCTGCTGATGAGCCAGCGCAGGAGACCGAAGAGGTCCCTGACTGGAGAGCGCAGCTCGAAGCGGAGCGGAAAGCGTTGGAGAAGCGCGAGAAGGACCTAAATCGCGGTTTCGAGGAAATCGCTCGACGCGAGAAGCTCGTGGAGAGGTTCGCGGACAACATGACGCCCGCGCAAGCCGCAGCAGCGGCATCGCAGACCGATGTCCCCGAGCTTTCCCCGGAAGCTCAATTGGCGGTCGATTCGTACTTCCAGCAGAAGTACGGTAGCCAGCTCAACCAAGTCGATGTTCTCTACAACGACTTGGCGGAGTCAGAGCTTCAGAGCTTCGCTGAGAAGCAGGGAATCGACCCTGAAGAGCTGAAGCAGGTCATCATCGACAACAACCTCCAGCCCAACGCGAAGTCACTCACGGACATCCGCGCCTCTCTCAAAAAGGCGTCGTTGATTCGTGAGGGAAGCACGGTCAATCGCGAGGCAATCGCCGCAGAAGAGCGGGCGAAGGTTCTGAGGGAACTCGCCGCGAAGGGGATTCAGGTCGAGGGAGTCAAGCCCAAGCGGGCTGCTGACCCCGGACCGAACCCGAATCCCGACTTCGACATGATGACCCCGGAGCAGCGCATCGCTTGGTACGAGGCGAAGGAAATCCTCTAGGCATCTCCCGAAACCAACAAGGAGATGAATACCCGTGGCAACCAAGACCTATGAGGGCGCAAACGCGACTACCGGTTTTTCCGGTCAGTTCACTAACGGCGTCATCAGTCGTATCGAGGCACAGGCGTACAAGCTCCTGTACGACGAGGGTGTCCTGCCTCGCCTGTGCAAGCCCATCGGTCAGGGTCAGAAGGGGTCGGCAATCGTCTACCCGTACTTCGACCCCACGACCATCGCAGAGGGCGGCTCGGTCCTGAACGAAGTCAACGACTTCGTGAACTACACCCAGCTCACCAACGCGAGCGTCATCATCACCGCGTCCGAGATGGGCATCACGTCCTTCGTGACCGACGTGGTCAAGGAGGACGCCATCGTCGATATTCCGGGCGAGATTGCTCGGCAGCAGGGTTACACCTGCGCCGTCCGTCTGGAGAAGATGATTCTCAACCGCATCGCCGCCGGTGTGACCACCGGTACGGTGACGGGCACCAACAGCACCAACGGCTTCACCTTCACCCACTACGCCGCTGCGAAGGCGCGTCTCGACGCCAGCAAGATTTCGGTGCCGGGAACCAAGAACGCCGTCGTGCCCGCGTACTCGTGGTACTGGACCGCCAAGTCCACGTACACGCAGACCTACGCGGCAGCGATGCCGGGTGTGGGCGAGCAGGTCGTCAGCCGGTACTTCGTGCAGCGTCTCTGGGGCGACATCGACGTCTACCAGCACTCGCTGGCGTACGTCGCCGCTTCTTCGGGCGCGGCTGGCTTCATGTTCGTGAAGGAAGGCGTCGGTCTGTGGAAGCCGCGTGACTTCCGTCTGGAGAAGGACCGCGACGCTTCCGCCCGTGGCGACGAGGTCATCTCGACCTTCCGCGCAGGTGCCAAGGTCCTCATCAGCAACTACGTCCAGCGTCTCCGGATGTACGCTGCTGCGCCGACCGGCATCTAGCATTTCCTTTTGCCGGGGCAGGGGAGCGACTACCCCCCACTTCTCTGCCCCGGCACTCTAGGGGGTAAACAGATGCGTCATGCCGTCATGGTGTCCGGTTCCTACCCGTGCGTACGTGCGGGCAAGATAGCCGAGGCACTCAAAGAGAATGGGTGGGGGCACAGCGTCGTCGGACGCCAGCTCCCACCGCAATTCACCGATGTCTACGAGCGAATCGTCACCCGCAAGAGCGGGACGCGGGACGATGTGGCGAAAGCGGTCCACGAGCTTCCGGGCGAGCTGATACACATCCACAACGAGCCGAATTGGACCGTGCCCTACATCCGCGAGATTGACGACCGCCCCATCATCTTCAACGTCCATGACGTAACCTCGGCTCGTCCCCCGCATCCGGAGGACCCGAATTTCATCATGGAAGCGGAGTCCTACGCGGCTGCGGACGCCTTCGTGTTCGTCACGGAGCAACAGCGTACTTTCGCCATCTCCAAGGGATTCGACATCGAGGGGAAGCCGTATGCGTGCGTCGGTAACTACGCCAGCTCGTCCACGCTTGTCGAACGCAAGCTACTGCCCCATCTCGGGGGAGTGGTGTATGCGGGCGGTATGGAGAAGCGAGGCGCGAAGCACGCATGGCGAGACCTGTCGCCGCTCGCCGATTTTCTGGGGAACGACTTCCACTACTATCCCGGCGGGGGCGGCGTGGATTACGGCACAGGGACGAAGCATCCCACCGTTCTCGAATACCGGCTGCTGACGCACCGGCTCGCGCAGCACGATTGGGGGTTCTCGGGCACGTTGCAGCCGTGCGACGCATGGGAGCACTCCAGCCCGAACAAGGCGTATGAGTACCTCGCCGCCGGTATCCCCGTCGTGGCATTGAACAATCCGCTGCTCAAATCGGTGTGCGAACTTGGTTTGGGGGTTTACCTCGACGATTTCAGCCAAATGAAGCACCTGCCACCGGCGAAGCAATTCCGGACCGATGTCCGGCTCATGCGTTACCGCTATACGATGAGCTACCACATCGCCCCGGTCGTCGAGCTGTACGAAAAGGTGCTGACATGACCCACGTGACCATCGGAATCATCAATTACAACCTCGGACGCTTCTTGCCTGACGCTGTGGAGTCCGCGCTGAATCAGACCCACGAGGCGCGTGTCGTCGTGTTCGACGACGCATCGGACGACCCCGAGACGAAAGAAGTGCTCTTGCACCTCCCCAAAGAGGTGAAGCTCGTCCGCCACGCCGGGAATTCGGGAAGCGCGAAATGGGGATGGGAATCCCTGCTTCGACAGCCGACCGACATCATCATCCCGCTTTCCGCCGACGATATGCTCTATCCGACCGCCGCCGAGCGTCTCGCGCAGGTCATCCCGGAGGATGCGGATTGGGCGTTCGCCGACCTGCACCACGTCGGCGAGGACGGGCAGCTCGACATGGGCATGAATCAGCTCCATTGGATGCCCACCAGCAACAGGATGCAGGTCCGCGTGATGTACGAAATCACCGGCGTCTCGGTGACCCTGTTCGCGGGGCTTTCGGGGAAATGGGTCCGCGACCGCAAGCTGCGGATGCACGAATTCAAGCACACGAAGAAATTCATGGATGGCGCGACGGTGATGAACTGGATTCTGGAGAAGCCCCGCGTCGTCTACCTCGGAGCGAATCCGCTCTACAAGTACCGCCAGCACGGGAGCAGCGAGTCGGCGACCGGAGGTGAGGAACGCCCGCTCATCGGACAGGAAGTGCGCGATTTCCTGCGCCCGTACATCGACGAAGAGAACAGAATTCCAAGGGGGTAGTGAAATGAGAATAGTCGTCACCGGTGGCAGAGGTGTCATCGGTCAGTCCCTTGTGCCCGCGCTCATCGACGACGGGCACCGCGTTAGTGTCTACGACATCCTCGACGAGCCAGAACAGCAGCACGACGTCTGCAACGGTCCGTTCCTCCAGCGTTTCATCGCCGCAAGGCGTCCCGATGTCGTCATCCACATGGCGGCACAGGTCGGACGGCTCACCGGCGAAAGCGACCCGCTGACGTCGTTCCGCTCGAACTGCGAGGGCACGTATAACGTCGTGAACGCGTGTCATCAGGCGGGATGCTGGCTCATCAATTTCTCCACGTCCGAGGTGTACGGGCACAATTCCGTTTTCGGGAAACCGGACATCCTTGAACAGAACGGCATCTACGGACTGACCAAACTCGCTGCCGAGGGCGTGGTGAAGCACTACGTCGAGCTGGGGGCTATCCGGGCGTACTCGATTCGCCCGTTCATGGTCTACGGCAAGCACGAGGTCCCCAACGGCGAATTCAGGTCTGCGGTCTCGAACTTCATCGACACCGCGATGAAGGGCGACATCATCAAGGCGCACCGGGGCTGCGTGCGGTCATGGTGCCACGTGGACGACTTCATCGACGGGCTGCGCCTCGTTCTGGCGACACCCCCGAACTGGCAGGACTACAAGGCGTTCTCCATCGGGACCGACGAGTACCGCACGATGGAGGATTGCGCCAAAATCGTCATCGACACCGTGGGCACCGGGAGCTATGTGGTGACCAACCCACCGGCGTTCCTCGTCTCGGAGGTCAAGAAAGCCGACTTCTCCCACATCCGCTCGCTCGGCTTCGAGCCGAAGGTGACGCTCGAAGAGGGCGTTCGCCGCACCTACGAATGGATGAGGGAGCGATGAGGAACGTCGTCTATGCTCCGCCCATGATGGATTTCTTCGGAAGGGTGTGCGCCGATGCCCTCGGATACGAACTCGTCAACGCCGGGTACGTCGGAGACTGTAACGACTGCCACATCGTCGGAATGTACGACCCGCCTTCGTACGATGCGACTCTCGAACGGACTTCTCGCGCCAAACGTCGCATCATCCATTGGTGCGGGAGCGACGTCCTGCATCTGGAGGACATCACTTCCATTCCCGAGGCGATTCACGTCTGCGACTCGGACGGACTGAGACGCGAGCTGTGGGACAAGGGCGTGGATGCGACGACGGTGATGTGGGCGACCCGTCACCACTTCGACGTCACCCCGTTCCCCGAGACCCCGCAGATTGCGTGCTACCTCGGCACCAACCCCTACAAGTACGGCAACGATATGTTCCAAGCCGTCGGGGACTGGCTCGCCAAGGAGATGCCCGATGTCAGACTCGTGGGGTATCAATTCGGGCAGTACGACGAAGCGATGATGAAGCAGCTCGTCGCCGAATCGACGATGTGCATCCGTCTCACGACCCATGACGGTTCCGCCGCAAGCCCACGCGAATTCATGGAAGCCGGTCGCCGTGCGGTGGTGACGCACGAGCTGGACTATGCGAGGCGCGTGCGGCACGACGATTTCATCGCAATCGCTGTCGCAATCCGCGAAACGCTCAAATACACCGAACCGGATTTGGAAGCGGCGGCGTACTGGCACGAGATGAATTCCACCGAGCGTTTCCTTCTGGAATTGAGGGAGGTGCTCGATGGCTGACCCGATGACCATCCAAGAGATGCCGATGCGGGCGTTCCTCGCCGCCAACGGCAACGAATTCGTCAAAGGCAAGGTCCTCGACGTGGGATGCGGTCGCAAGCCCTACAAGCGGCTGTTTCCCGAGTGCGAGTGGGTCGGTCTGGACTTCCGACCCATCGGCGACATCGAAGGTGACGCGCACGAGATTCCGCAGGACGACGAGACCTACGACACCGTCCTGTGCTCCGACCTGCTCCATCTGTGCATCTTCCCGATGGTGGTGGTCAAGGAGTGCGCTCGTGTACTGAAGCCGGGGGGTTATCTCCTTCTCTCCGCCCCGAACGCTTACGCCGAGGATGGCGAGAGCTTGTGGGGCGTTCATGTGAGAGCACTCGACCTGTGCGTGTCACAGGCGGGGCTTGTAGGCGTCCATCTGGAGACCAACGGCAAGACGTTCACACAGGAATGGAGGGACCACGTCCAGTTCACGAAGTCGGGGGTTCCGGTCCATCCGCTGACGGAGGGCTGGTTGGGTCAGATGGACACACGGTATCCGGTGTCGTCTATCGCAGTCGCACGTAAAGACAAGAAGGAGGAAGCAGATGCCTCGTAAGAAGAAGGGTTGCGGGGACGGCATCGCCATTCGAGGGATGTTCCGTCTCCACGTCGTTGACCCGGACGGTACTGTCGCCCACGACTCGGGCTGGCAGAAGAACATCGTCGTGGACAACGGCTTCACGCAGTACATGGTGAAGGCACTCGGCAGCTCTGCCGACGCCGGTTCGCTCACCCACATCGCCCTCGGTTCGGATACGGTCGCCGTCTCCGCGTCGCAGACCGCGATGGTCAGCGAAATCACCAAGACGAACGGCAGCTACGTCCGCACCACGTTCTCGACCTCGACGAGCGCGAAGTCGCTCGCCATCTACGCGACGTGGGCTGCGAGCTGGAACACCGACGTCACCGGCTCGTCCTGCCGCATCGGTCAG